GGTTTCTGGTGTCAGCGGACAGCGGCCTTTTTGTGGCGGCGCGTGGCCTTTTGCACAAATGTGCGTTATCTTTTGCACACGACATGCAGCCGTTGCCACAACGATAGAAGCAAAAATATTCTACTGGACTAATATGTCCTCCGCGCCGCCCGGCGCGCCGCCTCGTCAACAAGCTTCTCGATCTCGCGCGAATGTGCCTGCAGCTGGCGCGCGAAATCGGCCTGTGCGGTCTTGGCGTCACCGGTGATCGAAATCGTTGGCTTGTAGTCAATCTTGATCGTCACCGGCGCTGCCGACGCCACACGCATCTGCGCCACTTTTGCCCGCACCGCATCGGCAGATGGCGCTGCCGCGTTTCTCGGCTGATCGGTGCCGGGCGCAGCGGCCAACGCAGCCTTGGGAACTGATGGCGCTGCAAAGGCTGGCGCAACGGGTGTCGCCGCCGCCATGGTCGCAGCGGTTGCGGCGCGCATCGCCTTGACCATCGGAGCCGAGCGGATCGACGAGGCAATCGTCTCGCCGAATTTCAGCCGGTGAATGTCTGACAGCGGTCCGGTCTTGGCTGGCGATGACGGCAGCATGTTGCGCACCTGCTGGGCCATTTTCTGGATTTCGGCGGTGACCGCACCGGCGCGCGCGCGGATGCCAGCAGCCATCGTGTCCATGAGGGCCGCGCCCTGATTGTAGAAGCTCAGGTTAGACACGTAGGCCTGCGCTTGCGTCAGTGATGAAATGATGGAGGCCTTGACACGCGCACCGGCAGCTTCCAGCGCGCCGAGCTGCGCCATCGCCGGGCCGGTGTTGATCGACGTGACGGACTGCATGTCGGCCTTCAGGCTGGCCACCGCCGCCTGTGACGCCTTGATTGCCGCCGGATCGGCGACGTTGAGCTCAGGCGCGGCGGTGCCGCCGAATGTAAAAGCAGATTTCACCTTGCCCCACGCCGCCCCGACCCGCGCACTGACCGCGTCCATAGCCGCAAAGGCGCGGTCGCCAACACCGCTGATCCATTGCTCGATATCCGGCAATTTCGGCAGCTCGAATGTTGGCAGAGACGGCCACTGGATAGAGCCGAACCATGCCACCACATTCGACCAAGCCAAATTCAGATCGGCGGTAATGCTTTCAAAGGCCTCGGCAAAGGCGACATTGAAGTCTGGCAATTTCGGCCACTGGAACCCGGCCACAAATGCAGTGACCTTGCTCCACAAATCTTTCAGCCCGTCGATCGAGATATATTTGTCCCAGCCGAGCGGCTTGATCAGCATGCTCCACAGCAGTTCGCCTGCGAGCGCGGCCCAGCCAATGACCGGGATGAAGCGCGCGACCCAGCGCAATGGCGTGATCAGTGCTGACCATGACAGCCGGGTTGCCAGCGCGCCCCATGCGATCTTGGAGACAAAAGACAGCCAGCGGATGGGCGTCACGAGTGCATTCCAGACCAATGGCCCAGCCATGGATGCCCAGCGCAGCGGTATCACAAAGGCGCGCCACGCCAGCGGGCTGATCAGCGCGTGCCAAGCCAGCCGCGCCACAAAGCGCGGCCACAGCAGAGCTGGAATGAATGCCGTCCAGGACAGCGCCGGAATGACGTTGCTCCAATCGAAGGCGAACAGCTTGGACAACGCCTGTCCGGGATCTGCAAAGATGTCTCTGATCAACGTCCGCAGCTTGCCGAACGCGCCCATGACGCCAGCCACTTTCTGGCCGATCCAGGCGAAAGCAGCGCCCCAGTCGTCGACCAGCAGCCATGCCAGAGCCGCGATGCCAGCCAGCGCCAATCCGGCTGGCGACATGGCGATCATGGAAAGGCCGAGAACGATCTGCATCAGCCCGGCTGCGGTCGCGATCAGCGTCGGTGCAAATGCCAGGGCGCCAATCACATAGGCGAGGTTTTCCCAGCCGCCGGCATAGTCGGCGGCGATCGACAGATAATTGCCGAGTTTCTCCAGAACCCCATAAGCTCCGGTCGCAAATCGCCACGTCGCGTCCAGCACGCTGACAATGCGGTCGCTGGTCGCTTTCGCCCACGCGTCGAGCGTGCCGTTGGCCGCCATCGCGTTGACCGTGTCCAGCGCCAGCTGCAGCTTGCCTTTCATGAAATCGAACAGGCCTGCATTCATCACCGCGAGTTCAAATTTCTGCCATGCATCGGCAAGATTGTTTGTGATGCCTTCCCATGTCGCCGCCATATTGGCGGATGCGCCCGCGTTCTTTTGGCCGATCGCGTCGATGAGCGCCGTAATGGCCTCGCGACCAAGTTTGCCTTTCGACGCCAGCTCTTGCAATTCTGCGGTGGTCTTGCCGTATTTCTGCGACAGAATATCCCAGACCGGAATGCCGCGTTCGAGCATCTGCATTGCTTCTTCGCCCTGCAGCTTGCCCTTGGTCCAAGCTTGGCCGAAGGCTATGATCAGACCGTCTAGGTGTTCGGCTCCCTTGCCTGACGCGGCCATCGTGTCAGTCAAAGCCTGCAAGGTGCCATTGGTCGGATCAATGCCGAAAGTCCTCAGGCTCCTGTAGCTTTCAACGACCTGGTCGAGTTGCAGCGGCGTGTCGACTGCGAACTTTGAAATCCACGCCATCGCTTGTTTGCCCTTGGCGGCGGACCCTTCAAGTGTGGCGAGTTGGATGTTGTAACTCTCGAATGCCTTGGCAGTCCCAAGGAACTGGTTTGCGGCAAGTCCCGCCACGCCAGCCACCGATGCAGCCAGCCCGACCGCAAGGCCGACACCGCGTGTCACACGGCCAGCGCCGTCGCGCACGTGCTGGACGCCGTTGCGGCCAAGGCGGTCAGTCGCCCGATAGAGCGCGGTCACTTTCTGTGTTGCCGCCGCCGCGCCATTCTGAACCGACGTGAATGCGCCTCGCGCTACAGATTTGACGCGGGCCAGCGCCGACGCCTGTTTGTTGGTCGCAGCCGTTGCCGCATTTTGTGCAGCCCGCGCCGATTGCTGATTTGCTTTTTCGACAGCGTGAAGCGCCTTTGTGCCCGCCATCATCTTCTTCATGACATTCGTGGCGCGATCAACGCCTTGAAATATCATCATTATTTTCATGGCAGACATTGGCTTGGCCTATTGGAGCTTTGGCGATCCGGTCCCGATTGTGCATTCCTCTTCTTCGGGAATGTCCAGCATCTGGGCAATGTCGGCCAAGTCATAGTCGAGCGGCTTTTTTGCCGTCTGATCCTGTTCGGCAAGGCGTGCGATATCCAGTATGGCTTCCAGATCGCGGCGGACGCTTTCAAAATCCTGATTGCCCGCGTAGGCAGCAAGACGGCGCTCGTCCATCAAGCAGCCGATGGCCGAAAACAGGGTGGCGGTCTCTGACAACAGGTAAGACCGCGTCATGACAATTTCGGCGATGTCTGGCGGAAGGTCGTATACGTCGAGGTGCGCGCGCTCGGCAAAAACGCTGTTTGCCGCCTGCACCTTGAACGCCAGCGACATGAGCGCATCAAGCGTATGCGAACCCGGGGGCGAGCCGCCCTTTGATTTGAGCGCCGCATTTGCCGCGCGGCGATCCTTGCGGTTTCCGGCCATATTACCAACCCCTTTCGATGTCGTCCGCCGCTTCGCCGAATGTTTTGCCTGTTGCTCGCGCATGTTCTTGAATACGGCCAAGCAGGATGATGGCATCTGGGTCGACGGTCGCGCCCTTGGGAGCCACGAAACTGACTGGCTCATCAGGGTCGGCAAACATGATTTTCAAGTCCGGTAGCGGCTTCGGTTGCTTGACCAAGCAATCGTCCAGACCACCCTCGACCATCCAATTCGTGAGGCTTTCCAGAAGCTGCTGCAAAGCCTCAGCCTGCGACGGCCTACTCACGTGGACCCACCACATTCTGAAACAGAAAACCGGCGTCGGGTCCGCACAGCACGGGCTGGCGCTCATAGGTCACGCCATAAATCCACGATTTGATGTCACCGTCCCATCTTGGCTTTTCAACCATTGGGTAGCCTTTCAGGCGATAGGTATAGCCGAAGCTCGGCGCTCCGAAGCTTTCCGCGCTGGTCGGAACATAGGCCAGAACTGCGCTGTTGCCCCACACATCAACAAACGGCGCATCGTCATCTGGGCTGTCAAGCATCGAAGCGGTCCCAACTGCGATCTCTTCCAGATCAAAAAAGTTGGCCAACATGGCGACGGTAATGCTGTCCGACGACGTGTATTTGAACTGTTCGCGGATAAAGGGATTGACCTTGAGGGCGTTAAAGGTCGGACGGGAAATCACCAGCTTGTTCGGTATCACCCCGGTCCTGAGGCGAACCGCATCCTTCGCATCGTCCATATCCAGATCGGGCCGGCTGGTTGCCGAACTCCACTGATCGGCCCCTACCAAAGTCAGCTTCGAATTGACTGCATACTTCGCGGGATCGGTCGCAAGCTTTGCCTGCTCAAATTCAAGCCCCAGCGTGATATTGTCCATCACTTGATTGACAGCAACTCTGCCGAGCTGGACGTTCGGCAATTTCTCGGACTCTTCAAGGTGTTCGCGCGGGACAATGCCGTCCAACGCGTCTTGAACCAGCACGAAATTGTCGGCAAGAACGCCAACCTGAACGCGCTTGGTGTTGCTGCCTGGCGCGCGTCGCGCATTCGTCAGACGAAAACTATCCTTGTTGAACCGGATGACCTGACCTCCGCGTTCAGGAACGTCAACCGGAGGAAACAAGACTTGTCCGACCCTCGCCGGGTGTTTGTATCCGCGCGCGTGTGTAGTCAGAATGGGGTCGATCATCCGACTTCCATCCGAATTTCTGAATGCCGTCATCGTTCTTTCCTAGGGTTTGGGTTGCAATCAGCCATACGTGACCGCTGGCGCACGTTCGGCGTCATCTGGCTCTTGGGTGCTGTCGGGAGACGGAAGGCCCGTTAGACCCCCGTTAGAAACGACAGGCGGGCATTCCGGCGAATTGGCGGCGGCGACATACTGCGCAATCGCGCCATATTCCCGAAAAATGATCGTCCAGCAGGCGATGACACTTTCATCGCAGTCCAGCGTCTCCGCTGCGGCAGCGCGTGAAAGATCGCCAGCGACAACATCCGCGATAATCTGATTGCGCTCGCGCCAGACTGCCAACGGTGCACGTTGCGCTTGGACACGCCTGAAATCTGCACCCCACCCTCGGCTTGCCGCCGCACGCCTGACCTGGCGCATGGACACCTTTTGCTCGACAGCCATCTGCGATGTCGTTTTGCGGCGGAAGTAGGAGCGCAGAAAATAGTCATCCCATTTGTCCGCATCACCCCGACCACCTGACGGGATGTAAAGCAATTCGTTGCTGACTTCGCCACAGAGCAAGGTGGCGTCATCCCATCCAAGTTTCTGCACAAGATAGTGGGTGTCATGCAGCGCACGGGCCGATGGCGGCTTGATATCGAGGCCGCCCAATGCGGCAGTGAGGCGATCTAGGAATGGCTGTCCAAGTGTGTCACGAAGGTGCGCGACTGCGCTTTCGCTTGTTCTTTCATCGATCTGCGTTGCGAGCATTGCTTGGCCTCAACTGCCTCAAGTTGAGGGGACACTATGTCCGTTTGAAAAGCCGTGTGTCAGGACATTGCGTCCGTGCGCGCGCGAGTGAGATTGAGATTTTTCTGTCTCTCGAAGCGATGCGCAAAGTGTCTCCTGTCCCCCAGAGCGCAGATGCCTTGCTTCAGGCGCGGTTTCTTTCCTTGTTTCCCGCGTCGGCTGCTGACCTGCTTGATGTGGCTGACAGCATGCAGGTCAATCGGAGCGGCGTTCTTGGTTCCTTGAACGCCGCTCCGAACAGCCATTGAAGAAATCGGGCCGGTCGCGTATAAGTTTGATCGGAGCTTGAAAACTCTTTCGGGTGGGATGCGCCACCATGGCCGGTAACGGTCCGAACGGCGCTTTTTTTGTGCCCGGTTTCCGGGGCGGTCGCATCGTATGCGGCCGGGAGGCTGCGGTGCATGTCCAGGGCGAAAGCCTAAAGACCGTGGTGCCGTTCCCGAACGGTTTTCAACTCCCGGCTTCCGCGACGAACGCGGAGAATGACGCGCCTTGAAAAGCGCTCGGGAGCACAAGATGCAAAAAGAAACCCTTGATCGGCTTGACGACACAACCGCAGCCTTGACGGCGCTATCCGACATGATCGTCACGTCAATGGAAAACGATTTTGACCTGCGCCGTCTCGCGTCGGGCGTGGCGCGCCTGTTCGAAAGCGAACTTCACGATCTGCGCGAAATCCGCGATGCCATCAATAAGGCTAGCTCGGCGACGCGCGCCGCCATGGTGGCCGAGACAGCGCCAAAGACCGCGCCGGCAGTGCAGAAAGCCGCCCCGTCCCCCGCCGAACGCTTTGCAGCCCGCCGCGCGGCCATTGACCTGCTTCGTTGGGAAACCGATTTCTGGCCAATTGCCGACAGGCTGAAACTTGACCGGTCACTGGTGTCGCATATCCTTCGCGAGTTCGACCAAGCTCCCCTTTCGGGCGGCTCGCATCATGAAGTCAGACTGTCGGGTGCAGCGTTAGCGCCGATCCCGCTTGACCAGATCGAAGGCGCACAACCGTCACCGTCCATCCCGGACGCCGCCGCCATTGCGGAACAGCTCAATCTCAAGGTCGCCACGGTCCAGCGGGTGCTTGAATGCGCCGGACAAATGCAGGAGCCACCTACGATCAAAGACGGCACAGCCGGTTGATCCAGCGGGCGCGGTCGATCAGGCCGCGCCCTTTGTCTTTGCGTAGGAGTTCCAGATGTCAGTATCCGAAACCTTCGATCTTGCCGTTCACGTTCCTGCCGACGAATGGGCTTATTGCCAGCGCCGTCTAGCCTTTTTGGAGACGCTTTTGCTCCGCCTTGTTCACGATCACGCCGAAATCCCCGAATGGTATGACGCCGCGCAGCTGGCCGCTCAACAGCTTCCCGCATTGCCGGGATCGGCACAGGCGATTGCCCGCCGCGCCAACGCCCAGGGCTGGCTTGCCCGCAAGGATGGCAAGCGGCTAGTCTATCATGTTGTATCGTTGCCGCCGCGCGCCTTCGACGCACTACTTGCCCGCATTCTCGATTTGCCAATGCCGCATGTCGAATTTGAAATGCGGCCCGAGCCGCCAGCGCGGCCCGAACCACAACCCGACACCGGCGACATTGCCCCGCCTTGGGTCTTGCCTTTGGTGCGTCTCATGAAGGGCGAGGCGCGCGGCAGTCTTGGCGCGGCATGGCTGCGCTTGCCCGATCACGTCCCGCAAGGCACCATCTTGCCCACTGCCCGGCAAGCTGCCGAAACGCTTGTCAGGCTGGGGTTGGCCTAGTCCCTTTTTTCAACTGGAGAACTGAAAATGACGCAGTCGCAAAATGAATTCTGGACGCCGATCCCGAACACCAATCCAGCCAAATGGTTGACGGCAGGTGAGGTTGCCGAGGTCGCAAAAAACGAGCTGGTGAAGTGCATTCCTTGGACAGAAAGCGGCGTCATCCGATGGATCAAGCAAGAGTGCGACCCGGAAGACATCGCCAATTTTGCCAGAAAGCGGCGAGGCAAGGAAGGCGGCGGCGGCACGGAATACTTTTGGGCCTTTTTCCCCGGAGAACTCTACGGCGCACTGGAACGCGAAATCGAACGGCGCAACAAGACCACGCCTTGGCAGGAGCCAACAGCCAAACCGAAGCGTGTGCCAGGCAAAGACTTGCCGCGCGACTTTAGCGCACCGTCCGGCAGGTTTGCCCAAACGCTGGCGACAGATGCCGGGCTTGATCCGGCGACGGTCTTTGAACCCTACCACATCCGGCGCGTCTCCCGCTGCCTTGTCAGGCTGTCCAACCGCAAATATTTCAGCGCCGCGCTGAACAGCTACCATGACAAGGAGGTCTGCGTAACGCGTTGCAGCGCTGAACCCGATCTGCTCTGGGTCATGCAGTTCGACAAGCCGCGTTATGCTGCTTGGGGGCCGGGCAAATTGATCTGCGTCGCAGATGCGCGGGCCAACGTCGCGCCCTACGTCCCGCTCGAATTGCAGCGCGCCGCCGAGGAGAAAAGGGCCAAAGGTCAAACAAGGCGCTTACTCCTGAAATAGAACATTATTCTACAAAATAACACAATATTAGAATTTTCTCCCAAATTCCTCTGTCCCATCTTGTTTCAACAAGGTGGGAATTTTTTCGCCAGACGAACGCGAAAAAGGTGATGTTTTCTTTAATTATTTCAATGGTCTGGCCCAAAGTGGAAAATTCCGGCTCAAGGTCTGACCTGAGTTTCCACCTTTGGTGATCTTGTGGCCCGGCCTATCTCGCTAATTTGAAACCCCATCGAACACTTTGCCGTTGCAAATCAGATTGTTAGCAATGTCGATCCGATGCTAGGCATGCGCAAAAGGTTGCGCGATTTGTGCTAGATTTGTGCTAGATTTTCAGGCCGATCTTTCACCGCCCGCCAGCCGCCTCGTTCGGGCTAACGTATTACACCGCAACGCTTTTTCGGCTGTTTTGGACAATCTCCACGGTGTGCAAAAGGTAACACCCCCCTACACTTTTGCACAAATGTGCGTCGTCTTTTGCACACGCAAAATTTCAGTTGAGCTTTTCGTTTGACGCTTTTCGGCCTTTCAGGCGCACTTCCGTTGCCTCGCTGACTGCCAGTCCGAGCAGATAGGCGAGCATCGCGTATGGCTCGCCCTGCTCTTCCGCCTCACGTTTCAACCGGCGCAAGTCCGACAACATTCGAAAGATTGGCGTATCGGTCACGAGGAGCCCCTTCTGTAAGGCAGATCAGAGACCAGATCATTGGGCAAACTCACGACCGAGTGCAATCCGCGCACCTGAGCTTGATCGGGCTGGGCGCACAGAACGGGCACCTAGTCACCTGACGGCCCGATGAACAGCGCGTGAAGCAGAGACTGCTGCGGCCATCCGTTCGAGGATACTGTCCATGCCTGCCATGGCTCCAATCGCGCCATTGCGGCTCCCATCACCCATGTCGCCCCGCGCGAGGTGAACAAGGCTTTGAAGCTCGACTGCGTCTTCGACAAGGGCTTCAATCAGTCCGGCAACTGCGCTGTTGGCCGTTTCATTGGTCATTTGCATCTCTCCGAGTTGATGGCACGACATTCGCTCGACGCGCCATCTGAAGCGAGCAAAGCGGGCACTTTCGACACGCCAATTCAGGATTGATTTGGCTGGCAATTTGAAATGTCGGACCTGTGCGAGCACTTCCATTGCTCACGATCAACCACATCTATTTGGCTTGCATCGCCATCCCCGTCGAGACCATCTGCGCGCCAACATAGCGGTCGCGCAGGGTCGACAGCTCCGGGGCACCTTCGCGCCCGAGGTCAGGCCACCAGTCACCGGGACCAAGCAGCCAGAGATGACGGATCGGCGCACAGTTCACGACGCGCTGGCGTGCGGGTAGACCTCGATCGCAACCCTGTGCGAACCGGCAAGCCGGTCCTTGATGTCTTGTAGTTCGTCCCAGGCGATCGAGCCGTCGTGCTCGACGGAGATCAGGCCAAGTTCACGGTCGAACCAAACGCACACCGCCGCGCGCCAGCCTTTCGGCCAGTCGGGCGTTGACGAGCGGGAAAAGATCGGAGAGCTGGTCAAACTGCATCCCCTGTGGAAAGAACCCCAGCTACCGCCGCCGCTACGGCACGGCCCATTGCAAGCGGCACTCCATTTCCGATGCCGATGCGAAGCGCAGTGTCGGTGTAAGCTCCCGCTTTCCGCAACGACTGAATAAACTCGACCGGCACACCTTGGTCGCTGGCCATTTCCTCGATCGACCGTCGCCGGAGGCGCATATCGTCAGCGTGCCCCTGCGTGCCCCTGACCCGCCCGTGATTGTCATATGCGATTTTCGCGCGCCTTCCGCCACTATTGGTAGTCACGGCGGGTTTGAAATCCATTGGCTCCAACGCCTGCGTTTCGATCCGCAGTTTTCTTCCGTCTCGCGATCCGAATGAAAAGCGTCTCAGGCGGTTCTGCTCGCCGCCAACCCACCTGTTGTTGACAAGCTGCGCATCAACCTCAAATCCCGGCACCGACGGAATTGGTGCGCGATCAACGTTTTCCATGAGAAACCAGGCAGGTTGAGCTTCGGCAACCACGCGCTCAAACTCAGGGATCAGATCGGGTGCGATGGCGGCTTCACCGTGAACGGACCTGACTACATTGGCGAGAGGCGACCATCTTTTACAAGGTGGGCCGCCGATGATGCCATCAAACCTGTTCTTTGGCGGGTGAAAGCGACAAATGTCACCTCCCCACAAGTGATCGGGTCCTCGGACAACTGCAAAACCGAGAGCCTCAAAGGCCATGTCAAGAAGACCAAGGCCGGGAAAAAGGCTGAGTATCAGACCGCCGGCCTTCACACTCCACCTCCCGTGATGATCAGTTCCTTCGCCTCGACGCCGCGGCCACCGCTGACCGTGTATTGCAGCCCGACCGGCTTCATCTCGAACGAGGCAAACAGGTCGCGGATCTCCGGCACGTCATTGATCGAGAGGATACAGCGGCCTTTCAGCCGTTCCAGCCGTGCGGCCATGATCGCGAACTGGTCACGTCCGAACATGCCTTTGCCGTAGTCATCTTCGCTACCGTGGTATGGTGGGTCGAGGTAAAACAGCGTCTCGGGCCGGTCGTAACGGTCAATGAAGGCCAGCCAGTCGAGGTTCTCGATGGTGACGCCTGACAGCCTTTGGTGCACATCGGCCAGCAGCGGTTCGAGCGTCGTCAGATTGAAATTCGCCTTTGACCGCACATCAACGCCAAAACTCTGACCGGACACCTTGCCGCCGAAGGCGAGGCGCTGCAGGTAGAGAAACCGTGCTGCACGTTCCAGGTCGGTCAGCGTTGCAGGGTTACAGGCTTTGAGCCGGTCGAATTCGCGCCGGCCAGCGAGCTGGAAGCGGATCGTGTCGATGAATTGCGGGTAGTGCCGCTGGAGAATGCGAAACAGGTTCGCCACCTCGCCGCTGCCATCATTGATGACTTCTGCCTTGGCAGGCGGCTGCCGCCTGAAAAACACGCCGCCCATGCCGACAAAAACTTCTGCATAGGTCACATGCTGCGTTGCCGCGATCTTGCGCGTGATCTCTGCCGCAAGACGTCGCTTGCCGCCAATATAGGCGGCAGGCGGACGTGCCCTGGAGGTTCGGTCCATATTGTCCATTTCAATTTCCGAAAGACTCAGACACACCGGCTGAGCCCGAAAGGGCGGGGTGTGACAGTTATCTTCTTGGGCTGTCTGGCGGGCTGAAGTTTGGCGATGGAGGCCCGCCATCCGGAGCCAACTGGCTCCGGAGCATCCGTGACGTGCCTTAAAACTGACTATAGATCTCAACCGCTTCTTGCGGGCACAACGGCCAGCTTGCGTCTGCGAGAATGTCAGCTGCCGGATCAGCTGCCAGCGTTGCGATATTGCCGCGCATCGCAGCCACCCAGCCGATGCCGGCCGCAGCGCCAGCAATCAGCGCATTGTCAGCCGCCGAACGCGACGAGGCTGTCTTGGCTGCCGCAGCGCCTTGCGCGGTCGAGACGTTCATTTGAGCTTCCGGACTGGCGATTGCATAGATCCGCCGCCGGCATTCAACCTTGATAGCTTTGACGCGTTCGTCTGCAAAATGAGCGTCGATAGCTGCTTGAGTGACACCTGCTGCAAGCAGTTCGTCCAGCGTCCAGTTGCGATAGTGTTTGCCATTAAAAATCAGATCAATTTTCATCGTTCACCTCGTGCGTTTCAGGTCAGATCGTGGTCAGGTCGGTCAGGATGTTCGCAAGCGAATTGGTCGCAACACCTGCCGTATTCTGCTGTGTGCTCAGCCAATAACCGGTCATTGGCGAACCTGTTTCAACGACCATATTGACGTTGAATGCGATAGGCACGCTACCCCACAAAAGCGGGCAGAAGGGTGTCGCCGGCCGGTTGATCTGCACGTCGCTCAATGCGACTGCCAGCACGTTTGTGTAGTGGTCGGCCATGAAGACATTGTTGGTGATGTATTGTGTGTAAGAGCTCCAGAGGCCGTCGGTCGGCGGAATGACGATCTCGAGTGCCGAACCGTAAAAATTGCCGCGGTCCAAGATTCTGAAATTGTTGATCGTGCGATATGTGTTTGGACCAATGACGACTGTGCGGCGCTCGAACGTCAGCGTGCGTCGATTGGTGTCGCTGCTGACGAGCCGCAGCCCGCGGTTGCGCAGCACGATATCTGCATCGATGTGGTAATTTGACATTAGCCGTGCTTCGCAAATGCCGCCCACCGGCGTGGCTGCCAGAGCCCTTGTCAGTGTTTTGTAAGGACTGGCTTCCGTGCCTGGATTGCCGTCACTGCCAGTGACCTGATTGATATAGCAGGTCGCAAACATCGCGTTCTGGTTTGCGTTGTAGGTCGCTGTCAGCGCGTTGATCTTTTGATTGGCCGCATCCGCGATTTGCTGCGGCAGATCGAGCAAAAGACCTGCCTGTGTTTGCAGGTCTGCAATTGCTTGTTCGTAGCTCATGGTCTTAGCTCCATCTATTTTGGATTTGCGGGATCAGCCGTGCGTTTTCGCTTTGGATCGCGCGGCGTTGCAGTCGTATGATTTCGGTCGAAATCTGGGCGATTGGCGTCACGAACAGCAGCTGCAGCGATGGTGGCTGTGCGGTGACATTGACTTTGTCTGCCGGAATGCGTGACAGCGTCACGGTTTCCATAAAGATGTAAGGCGAACCCAAAGTCTTGTGGCCGAGGTTAAACTCAGTGCTTGACCAGATGGCGAACAGCGTGTCCTGGCCAGCCGTGTTCTTTATGAACAGGCCGACTTCACGGATCCAGCCTTCTGCCGGGCCGTCATAGGTCGCCTCGAAGAACAGGTCGCGGCCAGCGCGGCTGATCGAGCTGATGGGAAAGCGCGCAAACTCGCCTTTCAAGGTTGTCTCGTTGCCAGCCGGAAGATAGCCGGCGTTTGCATGACCGCTGCCGATTGAGATCTTGACGAACTCGATCTTCAAGCTTGCTTCGATTAGCGCGGCGGCTGCCGCCAGTCCAGCATTCGTGATCTCGTAAACAAGCGCCTGTGCCATTACCTCAACCTCCAACTGCCTCGATGAACAACAGCCCGGCTGCCAAGCGCCAGCATGGCCGGCAGTGACAGGCCGATGCGTGTGTCTGTGATCTCGCCCGCTGCCCGATAGACTTGCATGCTTTGGCTGACGGCCGCAGCGGCAGGCGCGGCTTGCCGGACACGGTTGTGGCCATGGCTGGCCGGATGCCGCCCCACTTGCAGGCTCTGACTAACGACAGCGGCGGCAGGTGCAGCCTGCCGCACACGCTCATGCCTGTGGCCGGACGAGTGACGGCGGACCTGCATGCTCTCGCTAACCACGGCGGCGGCAGGCGCGCCCTTGATCTCGACGCCGATCCGAAAGTCAATGTGCTGTGACCAGCGCTGGGTGGCTTCCAGCTGTTTCAACACAGCCTTCTGGGTGCGTGCCGACAGAAGGTTTTCATCATCTGAAAACAGCTGCTCGTTGACGTAGGCCGTGACGACATGTGTGTCGTGCGCGGCGAGCGGGTCTTGCTGATACCACTGTTTCCAGACAACCTTGACGCCAATCGACTGCAAAGCTGCGCGCGCACCTTTGACAGTGCCGGTCCATTTGTGGATTTCAGGCGCAGCGGCAAGCAGGCGGCGCAGAGACGTCTGGTTCAGCCCAGCCGGAACAAAGTCGGTCATCGCCAGCGACACGATCATGGACGGCAACAGCCGCGCATCGACCGTCAACGGGTCCTGGACAAGCAGGGCCGATGTCGAAAACTGAGAAAGCAAGGTATCAAGCGAGCGCGCGAACGTGCGGCTGCGCTGATCGTTGACGCCCGGTGGTATCAGTTCAAGCGGGATCAGGTTGTCAGACATCCGGCAACACCACCTGATTGATGACAATGCTGTCGATTCCTGCAAACTGGTGCGGGCCGAGGTCTGTGAAAACGAGCCCGTTGACCTCAACCGCCGAAACGCCTGTCACAGCCTGCGCAGCTGCGACCAAGGCTGATGGCGCGAGCTGGCTGCCAAGCGTTTGCGTCCATGGCTGAAAGCGTTGCCGGATCGCCGCATCGACGGCAGCGGCGAGACCGGGCACAGCTTGCAACGATCGAACAGTGACATTCAGGCTGAACCCCGCGCGCACCGGGGAGAGAACATGAACGTCGTCGCCCATGGGCCGCACGGTCTCGGGATCGAGATAGGCAAGCACTGCATTGCGAATGGCGGCAGTCGGCAGGCCATTGGACATGAGTGGATAGATGTTGATCCTGCCTGGTTCCGGACGGACCACGCCAACATCGACGATTTCCGGATCAACGGCCATGACGAGTTCGCGATAGCCAGCGCGCGGACCTGTCTTGGCAATGGTCAGCAATGCGTTGACGACGCGCAGCCGGTAACGATCATCATCTTCATCGTCGGTGCCGCCAGCCGAAGGCGAAATGTTCGTCACTGCCGAGACATAGGCGACCGGATCAAGCAGCTCAGACACAGCACCGGCAGGCAGAGCGTTCGCCAACGCCCCGGTCTTTTCGGCAAGCGCGGTCACCTCTCCAGACAGCTGGCCGGGCGCGATTACCAGATCGGCGCTGGTCAGGAAGATCAGCCCGGCACCTGCTGAGACACGGGTGCCGGCTGCGACCACGACATTGACCGGTCGCACTGCAGTGAGCGAAAAGCGCAAGATCAGGTTTGCGCGCTGGGCCAGAAGCCGGAAGGTCGAAAAGCTCGCGCCGCGATCGTCCAGATGCCTGCCTTCCGCCCACACAGCGCTGTTCTGCAGTGCGGCTGTCTGCGCTGCCTCATGCAGCAGCGACAGCGCATAGGCCGCGACCTCGATCAGGAACATTTCGGTCTGGGCCGGATAGAGCTTGCGGTTCGACAGCCGCTCAAATTCAGCCGTCAATGCAGCCTTCAGGGCTGCCGGATCGCGCTCGAAAAAATCGGGGGCACCGCGCTGGCGCAACTCGGCAAGGGTCTGCTTGACCGGATCAGCCACGATATGTGACCTCTGTCACGCGCAGATCATCGAGAACGCTCTCAATTGGCCGCCAGAACACCGGCAAGACAAAATGCGCGAAGGCCTCCATCCGGACCTCAACGCGCTGCACGACAATTCGCGGCTCCCACATCGCCAGCGCATCCCAGATTTCACGGGTCAGCATCGGAATGCCGATCGAGGGGTGTTTGTCGACGACGCCTGGCCAGTCGACGCCTTTTTCCGGCTCGGTCGGAACCGAGCCTTTTGGCGTCAGGATCAGGTTGGCGATGGACTGATCGAGATCGTCGACGGCGGCGACAATGTCTCCCCAGACATCTGGCGCAACGCCGTGCTCGCCACGGCGAGCAACCTTGAGCGACCAATGTCGATAGCGGATAGAGTTGCGGTCGATTGGCTCAAGTGACATTGGCGCAATCTAGTTGCGCTGTCTCGCCGAAGTGGCCGGACATCATGTCCGGCCAAGCAATGTCAGGAAGTTTGGGAAAGGCTATGCTCAACCGGCGACTTGAGCAAGTGCCTTACATACAATCCCATTTGGACGCGCCAGATATGAGCCTCGCGCCACAGGCAGTCGGGTCGCCATGACGTGCCATTGGTGCACCCTCGCATCGCCAAATGGCGGAGCCGCCAACAATCGCGTTTGGGCCATGTATCGGGCAGGCATAGGTGTCGCCCTGGCGCGCGATCAGAGCGCCTTCGCATTTCCACTTCAACGCGGAGCTGACAATCTGGCCGCCATGCGTCCCGCTATCACCGAGCCTTGCAATCAGCGGCATTATTTCAGATGACCTTGGCTGGCGGTGATCGTCACGTTTCCTGCTGAGGTGACAGACACGTCGCCCTGAACATTGATCGTGATCGTGCCACCTGCACGGTCGATATGAACTGAGCCGCCCGGAAAGCTCATGCCGACATCGTCATTGCCTGACCATGGCGGCGCGTCCTTGGAATTGTATTTGGACCCGACAATGCAGCCATCCTCGCCCTTCTGGTCGAGCATGCACCACACCTCGTCATCGATGTCGGGCATGATGAAGCTCTTTGTCGTGCCCGAGCTGCGCGCCAGCACGTCGACCCAGAACGACACGGTCTCGTCTTCGTCCTTGAACTCGACCTTTGCGCGCTTCTTGGCCGGGTCGCGATCGACCACCACGCCGCGCTTCACAGATGCATTGTTCTGGTATTCATTTGCCGCGCGCATCGAGCAACTCCGCATCCGTCTGGTAGCCGCCTCTGGTCATCACATGCACCGACCGGTCAATCAGATAGAGGCCTGAATATTGGCCGAAATCGCCGAGCTCGATGACGCAACCGGCGATAGCGCGCACATCTCCCACAATCGAAATCGAGCCGGAGCGGCGCTTGCGATTGGCGAAATGCAGCCGCGATTTGACCAACGCCCTGGCATTGGCCGTGCTTTCCGTGCGTTCACCCGAGATCCGCAACGTGTCTCCGGTCTTGACCTGGTTGTCCGTCTCTTCGGCTTCGATGTTTTCTTTCTTGTCGCGGTCGAGATAGCTGGCTTTTGCCTTTGAATAGGTCTCGGCAGTCTGCTCTTTCAGCGAATAGGAAATGAGGTTCGTGCCAAACATGTTGTGCGAAACGGTCAATGCCGGTGATTGACCGTCGACCGATTTGAAATTGGTGAAGACTGCGCGTTTGCCTTTGGCCGCAAAATAGTGGCCGGTATCTTCCGCCAGCCTTGTCAGAAATTCGAGATCGCGTTCGCGGCGCTGGGTCACACGCTCAAAGAACAGGTTGTCGATCTGTCCTTCGACTGACAGTCCGGCCTCGCCCGCGACCTTGTTGACGATGGCACTCAAAGACTGCTTTTCGAAGGCTTTCACCTTCTGGGTCCTGAGCGACTTGGTGATCGGCGCTGCAAGGCCGCGCATTGTCATCCTGTCGCCGTTGCGGTCGCCCGACGCCTCCGGCTCATCCAATTCGAACGTGCCGCATGGCAGACTGCCACTGCTGTCGAGAATAGTCAGCTGCATCGTGTCGCCGGGCTCCGGTTTCCAAGAGCCTTTCCAGCGGCCAGCCTTGTCCTGGACAGTAACCTCGATCTCGTCGGCTTCACCGTGGTGATTGTCAGTGTAGGTGACGCTGGTGGTCATCGGATCGAGTTCCGATGAGATGTCGACGCCTTTATAGATCAGCTGGAAATGTGATTGTTTGGCCATGTTCAGCTGCCATAGTTCGGGTTGTCGCGTTTCCACGGCGGCAGGCTGCCGGCATTGGGCGCTTCGGCCTCGATGACGGGAACTTTCAGCGTCACGCCATGCGGTAGGATTGGCGGGGGCGCACCGAGTTGATCGCGCCACAAGTGGCGGTTTGCCTCAAGCAGGACTGTCTGCTTGTGCTGATCGCCGTAGTAGCGATAGGCGAGCAAATCCCAGCGGTCGCCTTCGACCGTCCGGTGTTCAAAATAGTCTGCCGTTAGAGCCGTCATGTTTCTAACGCCGCAGGTTTGGATTAGCCGATGTCGCCCGGCCTGCAATCGCAGGTGCGCGGCTGCGCGCGATCGAACTGATCAATGAAAACAGCCCACCGGCAATCGGGTCTTCCAGCAAAGTGATCGTCGCCTCGACGCGCACAGGTGAACCCGAACGATCAGTCTTGACGATACGCTGCGAAAGGCTGTCAACGACATAGCGTTTTCCGAGATAGACACCATTGCCGAGAACCAGTGGCAGCGGCGTTTTCAAAGCAAAGGCCAGCTCGAGCTTGGCGAGCTCGGACGGCACGTCGCAGAACTCTTCCGAAAAGAAGAAGTCGAAGCTCTGGGTGTCCAGCTCTTCTCCGATAGCCTGCAGCACCGGCTTGCCACGCGTCACATCATGCTGCGCAAAGGTGGCCTGCCGCTCGACCGAATTTTCTACCGGTCCAGTCAGATGGTTATGGCCAAGCGGTATGTCGCCGAAGAGTGCAATCATCAATAGGTCCTCCGGCTCGCCCGGCGCGCGGCCTCGTCCACGAGCTTCTCGATCTCGCGCGAATGCTCCTGCAGCTGGCGCGCGAAATCGGCCTGTGCGGTCTTGGCGTCGCCAGTGATCGATATCGTTGGCTTGTAGTCGATCTTGATCGCCATCGGCGCTGCTGACGCCACACGCATCTGCGCCACCTTGGCGCGGACAACATCAGCGGGCGGCTGGGACGCAATGCGCGGCTCCGCGACCTTCGGCGCTGCCGCCATGGCCGCTTGCGGAATTGAAGTCGCTGCAAAGGCTGGCGCAACCGGTGTCGCCGCTGCCATGGTCGCAGCGGTTGCAGCGCGCATCGCCTTCAGCATCGGTTCAGCGCGAATAGAGGATGCGATGGTCTCGCCGAATTTCAGCCGGTGGATGTCTGACAGCGGTCCCGTCTTGGCTGGCGATGACGGCAGCATATTGCGCACCTGCTGGGCCATCTTCTGGATCTCGGCAGTGACGGCTCCGGCGCGGGCGCGGATGCCAGCCGCCATTGTGTCCATCAGGGCCGCGCCCTGATTGTAGAAGCTCAGGTTCGAGACATAGGCCTGCGCCTGCATCAAAGACGAAATGATCGACGCCTTGACGCGCGCACCGGCAGCTTCCAGCACGCCAAGCTGCGCCATGGCCGGGCCGGTGTTGATCGACGTGACGGACTGCATGTCGGCCTTCAGGCTGGCTACCGCCGCCTGTGACGCCATAATCGTTGCCGGGTCGGCGACATTGAGTTCAGGCGTCGTGGCGCTGCCGAATGTGAAGGCCGACTTGATCTTGCCCCATGCTGCGCCGATGCGCGTTGTCACGCTCTCGATGGCAGACAGCGCCTTGTCGCCGACCCCGGCAATCCAGCCAGCAATATCCGGCAGCTGCGGCAGATCGAAGGACGGCAGAGCCGGCCACTCGAAACCGCTGAAGAAGGCGGTCACCTTGCCCCACAGTGCCTTCAGCCCGTCAATCGAAATATATTTGTCCCAGCCGAGCGGCTTGATCAGCATGCTCCAAAGCAGCTCACCGGCCAGCAATGCCCACCCGATATATGGAATGAAGCGCAGGCCCCAGCGTAGCGGCGTGATCAGCGCCGACCATGAGAGCCTGCCTGCAATGCCCGACCACGAGAGTTTGGGCACAAAAGACAGCCAGCGGAGCGGAGTCAGCACGGTGCTCCATGCGAACCGCGCAACCACGCTGGCCCATCGCAGCGGCGTCACAAATGCAGGCCAGGACAGACGCGGCACGAACGACAGCCAGCGGAGCGGAGTGAGCACGGTGCTCCAGGCGAACCGCGCGGCCACGCTGGCCCAACGCAGCGGTGCCACAAAGGCCGACCAGGACAGACGCGGGACGAAAGAAAGCCACCGCAGGCGCGTCACGATTGCCGACCAGATGAGGCGCGGTGCAAAGCTTTTCCATCCGAGCCTCTTGATCAGCAGGTTCCAGACAAGCGGCTTGATCAGAGCGCGCCATGCCAGCCGCGCTACAAAGCGTGGCCAGAGCAAGGCAGGAATGAACAGAGCCCAGGACAGGGCCGGGATGACATTGCCCCAATCGAAGGCAAACAGCTTCGACAGCGCCTGCCCGGGATCTGCAAAGATTTCTCTGATCAGCGCCTTCAGCTTGCCAAATGCGCTAACAATCCCAATTACCTTATCCGCAATCCATTTGAACGCAGCGCCCCAATCATCGACCAGCAGCCATGCCAGCGCCGCAATGCCAGCCAGCGCAAGCCCGGCAGGCGACATGGCGATCATCGACAGGCCTAGAACGATCTGCATCAGCCCGGCTGCAGTCGTAATCAGCATCGGTGCAAATGCGATGGCGCCGATGACATAGGCGAGGTTTTCCCAGCCGCCGGCATAGTCGGCGGCGATCGACAGATAACCGCCGAGCTTCTCCAGAATTCCGTAGGCTCCCGTGGCAAACCGCCACGTCGCCTCAAGCACCAAGACGATGCGGTCGCTGACCAGCTTCGCCCATGCATCGAGCGAACCGTTGGCCGCCATGGCGTTGACAGTATCGAGCACCAGCTGCAGCTTGCTTTTCATGTAGTCGAACAGGCCCGCAGACATGATCTTGCGCTGGACCGAGGTCCACAGGTCCCACATGTTAGACGTCATGCCGTCCCAAGTCTGAGCCAGCTTGTCCATGGCACCGCCGTAGCGTTCGACCATGATGGTGCGCAGTGCCTTTTCGATGCCCGCAGGATCGTCCTTCAGCGCAGAGACAATCTTCCGCTGGCCGTTAACCGTGTAGGCATAGGCAATCTTGTTGCCTTCGACCGCCGCCCTGATGCCGAACTCTTTCAGCCGTTCATTCTCACCGGTCATCGCATCGGCGATGGCTTCGACGGCCTGCTCAAGCGGCTTGCCCATAGCAGCTGACATGTCGCCGAGGTCACGCAACAGCCCGGTCGTTGGATCGAGACCATAGGCGCGCAGCTTGACGAAACTCTCCATCACCTGGTCGAGTTCATAAGGTGTCTTGACAGCAAACTCGCTGACCCACGCCATAGCCTGTTTGGCGCGTTTCGAACTGCCTTCGGTCTGGGTTAAGATCGTTTCGTATTTCTCGAACTTGGCCGCAACGTCGACCATCTGGCTCGCTGCCAGAAGAGCGGCACCGGCAACGGACGCGCCGAGACCGACTGCAAGGCCGACGCCGCGCGTCAGACGGCCAGCGCCATCGCGCACACGCTGCATGCCATTGCGCCCAAGGCGCTCGGTCGCGCGGTAGAGCGCAACAACCTTGCGGGTTGCAGCCGCCGCACCGTTCTGAACTGACGTGAATGCGCCTCGCGCTGCGGATTTGACACGGGCCAGCGCAGAAACCTGTCTGTTTGTCGCTGCGGTGGCCGCCTTCTGCGCCGCCTGGGCGGATCGCTGATTGCCCTTGACAGCTGCAGCCGTCGCCTTCTCAGCCTGCATCAGCTTCTTCATGACCTTGGACGCCCGGTCGACGCCCTGAAAGATCATCATGAATTTCATGTCGGACATGATGCTTTCCGGATTTCAGACTGCAGCGGCGGGCTTTGCAATCCCGCCGCTATTTACGTTTCGACGCCTGTTCGATCGCCTCGGCCTTGGCTTCCTCCAGCTCGACCTGTTCATGAAACCAGAACAGGAAGTCGGCTTCCGGCATGGCGCAGAGTGTTTCGTGCGACCAGCCGTTTTCGAGCATGAACAGATGCTGTGACGGCTGCGACAGCTCTATTGAA